GGGATACTCAATCTGAAAAAGGGGTCTTATTCATACTTTAAGTTTGAAACCCCACAAGTTGAGTACGACGATCACTTCATGGCTATATATCATGTATATGTCATCGACTACCAGCTGTCGATAGAGGATCAGAAGAAGCTTGTTGGCAGATTCGAAGAGGAGAAGAAGAAGATGGATCTGAAACAAATGTGCTTTAGAAAACAGTATGACGAAAATGACTTTATGGATTTCGATACACTCGAGGGGATGAAAAAGAGAAAGGTTTGGCCAATGATCACAGACCATGTCATTGAAAATCCTGAATTCCATCAGGCACTCAACTCGACAACACGTCAATCATTTTCGCTCAAGTACTAACTTGCGCACTCTCGCCAACCTTTTAATATAAAACAATAACAATGAAGAATAAAGCTTACTTTATCAAGCGTCTTGCAGACCTCAAGGGTCTTGATATCGATTCAGAGGAGGTTAAGTTGTGGTCAGAGAAGAAAATTCTCGAGCTGCTCAACCAGATTAAGCATGAAAAGGATAAAAAGACCAAAGAGGACAGTGACGACGAAGACGACTTTTCACTCGTCAGTCGTTTTATGAAGACCTAAAAAATGAGAACACTTTAATAGTATGATTAGAAAATGGCAAAATATGCCAGGCCCCATGACACATGTACTCATGGATGGTGGAATTCTTCACGTGGACAATCTTGACGAATTTTATAAGCAGTACATCGATAACCTCAAGACGACCAAGCTCTATGTCGTAGAACAAAAGACTGAAATGTTCAGATTCTTCATAGACATGGACTACAAAGGTGACAAGGCGCTCGAATCATCTGAGATTATCAGACTTGTGAAAATTATGAACACAGTCACAAACAAGAGAGCATTCATCGCATTGACACCCATAAGAACACTTCCTGGAGGCATCGTAAAAACTGGTGTTCACATCCACTGGCCCGACCTAGTAGTCAACAAACAAGATGCCATCAAACTCAGGAATCAGATTGTGATGCTCATCCCCGAGTCGAATGACTGGATTGATATATCAGTATATGGTGGATCAGGTCTCAGGATGATATGGTCTCATAAACGAGAAGGTGATATTGACCGGCCACCATATACACCCTGGAGGACAATCAAAGGCGATCTCGTAACGCCTCTGCCGGCCGAGCCAGCTCTTGACACTCTGAAACTGTTCTGCATCCGCACCGACCAAGTCAGAGCGACTATAAACAAGTCTATCGACAAAGACTGCTCGAAGCTGGAGGAGTACATTAACAAGTATATGGATGGTCAGCAATATGCTCGCGTCCTCAAAGTTTTCAAGACGAAAACGGACAAGAGTCTTTGTGTCCAGACTGATTCAAGATATTGCGAGAATGTATCCAAGTCGCATCGCCGAAATCATATATGGTTCTGGATCAAGCACGGGAAGATTCGTCAGATGTGTCTGGATGAAGACTGCAAAGAGTTTGAGGGGGGCAGGGAGTATAATCTTCCTCCCAGTATACTAAAAGAGCTTCAGGATGACACGGTTGCTGAGTGTGCTGATGCTGGTATTTCTTTTCGTGATGCTTTTTCCCTCCATTAGGCAGCCAACAGAACCATTCAGAAAGTTTATAGATGAGCTTCACCCATATTCTGGATTGTCACCAGATCACTTTTACTTGTTTCTGAACCAGATGGATGCTCTAAAAGCGAATATACGAACCAATCCAGATGCTGCCGCGAGCGCTCTTTATCAAGCAGTAGAACACATCAGAGAGATGGCGTTGTATACACAGAGGGCCGATGATGACCACGCGGATGAGATGAACCGGATTGCCACTCGGCTTGCTGCATCGGGAGAGGATGTCATACAGTCAACTGCGCGCATCATGGGGGTTAGATTCTCTCCAAGATACTTAAACGATATAATGGCGGACACCACAGATGATTCAGACACGTTCGGGCCGAATCATAAAGCAACCGCAACGATATGTACCCGTGGAGCGTGTAGAGGATGATTACGCAACTGACGAGTACGACTCTGACGAATCAGAGGTTACGTCTGAGATTGAATATTCTGATGAAGAGGAGCCAGAGTCTGATGATGAATCGTTCATCGCGACCGACGACGAGCTTAAAAGCGAAGATGACGAAGTAGACAATGGAGAGGGAGAGATTTCCAACTCCGATTCAGAGCCCGGAGAGGATGAATGAACAACAATTCTACTATGAACAAGAGCCGCAGCAGCCTGACCGAAGAATCGCATTTCAAAAGCCAGTCTTTAAGGATGAGTTTTCCAGAAAGACAATCTTGTTGATTGTGGTTGCATTTATAATTGGTTTTATGATTGGCAAGATGCTCAATCCTATAGTTATATACACCGCTAAGTAATCATGTACATTGGTGAGTGTTTCAGATTTGGCTGGTAGCTGGAAAATGTTCCTGTGCGACCAGTCTTTATTCTGCTCATGGGTTCCTGAAGAAACCCGACCCATGGATTAGATCGTGGTTCCTGTCTGAATAATTCAGTCGGCCCGACATTTTCACTGGCAATATCCTCCTCCTGTTTTTGTACCGCTCTGTACACAACCAGAAGTGTGAACGCGCACACCAGCAATATCACCCCGTTGAAAATAAGTTGGAACGCCAACATCCTATCTTATACTAGGAAAACATTCAAGCCTCAACCTCGTCAGACTCCTCAGAGATGGGCTCGATTGGCTTCTCGCGCTCAGCAGCCGCGGCAAGCTCAGCATCACGGGCGCGCTGACGCTCCGCGATAATATCAAGCACCTTGACGTCCGCCAGCTTACGCAGATCATCATCGCTGCGATCGGGAAACTCCGTGCGCAGATCGTCCAGGAAATCAGATGGGTGAGGAATTGGTGGAACATCAGGCTTGGTATAGTACTTGCTGTTCTCATCTGAGGGGTCCAGATATGGGTTCTCACCATCAGATGGCTTGGCCATCATATCCTTCTTGCGCTTGTCAAACATAATAGAAGCCTGACGCTGGTTATCCTTGTACTTGGTCATAATCTCCTCCAGTTTGTCATTCACATAATGAACATCATCAATGTTCTCACGGTCGGGTGGAATCAAAAGCCACTTGTACATGTCAACCAGGTAAATATCAAAGGTGGCATCCTCCTTCTGAAGACGCTTGGCATACAGAGACGCATCATCCTTGTTGGCAAAGACGCCACGAATCTTCAGACCAAATTTTTCATTCTTCTGGGGAAGATCCGGACCAACCAGAGAAATCAGAGCGTAAAGCTGACCGGGAATGGTGGTGTAATCCTGCTCGAGAGAACCCATTTAGAGATTTAACGTGCTAATACTTTAAGCTAAAATAATGGACGCACTTAGACGCACACACAACAACGCCAAGCGCAATTTCATCCAGTCTGTCGCAGCCAAAGGAGACCTCGTTCTGGATGTCGGCTGCGGCCGAGGTGGAGACTTGCACAAATGGAAACACGTTGGGGTTCACCTGTGGGGAATAGACCCTGATGCCGAATCAATCAAAGAGGCTCAGGATCGAGCAAAGAAGATGAAGCATCGGGCATTCTTCGACGTTGGTGATATACACTCGGCTGGTATCGGGCCCTATAACATCGTATGCTACAACTTTTCCCTGCAATACATTTTCAACTCTGAACAACTCTTCAAAAGTAGCATTGCTGAAATAGCCAGACGTGTTAAGCATGGCGGTTACTTTGTTGGAGTTGTACCGGATGCTGAAAAAATTCTGAAACTGCCTTGTCAGTGGAGCGATGCACTCGGAAACAAAATCACGCGAGGCCCGAGCATAGGCAAAGGAAATGTCGGCGAAATGATTCTCGTCCAGCTGGCAGATGGACCGTATTATGCAAAGGGACCAGTTCCCGAACCATTGTGCTATCGTGAAAAACTCGTGGCTGAGGCTGAGGCGTGGGGGTTTTGTCTTAAGCAATGGAGTGATATGCTACCTGAACAGACTGGGCTCGTGTCTGATATTTACTCGACTTTCATCTTCTGGAAAATAGTACCGTCGTACTAGTAGGATGATCTTGGCATTTATAATATGGATACTGCTGGTGATTACAATCAGAGACCCACCCATACTGGTGGCAGTAAGGGAAAAGTACAGACTGCTGCGTCAGGAACTCATCAGAACAGGGAGATTCAAATGCATCCAACACAAGGTGATTATTACAGGAATGAATGGAAGAGCCTCCAATGGAGATGTCGGATACAATGTTAACAAGGGCTATGAGATCTTTATCTGCCTAAAGGGGGATGAAAATGCAGTCATGCATGTTCTGCTGCACGAACTAGCACACATAACAGTCACCGAGTATGATCACTCGAGCAAATTCTGGAACAACCTCAAAGAAATTAAGGATATCGCAAGGCAGATTGGTATATATCATACTATATCAAGCCAGAAATTTTGTAACGGTACAATAAGTGACTAACATGGAACATATTATCAGATATTCAAACACACGATTTAGTAAAAACAACCCAATCAATAATTATGGATATCAAGTTTTGAGAGTAAGCAATGACATGATTTCGAATGCCGCAGGTAAAAAATACCTCATAGATCCGACCGAAATCAGAGTCAACGCTGTAAAGAATCAACTCGGACAGACCAACTCGGGCGTGTTCCTTTATATGATTTATTACAATAAATTGTCAGGTAAGTTTACGACCGAGTTTATCCGACCAAACCCAATGTTCGAGTTTGGAACGAAACACTTTCAGATGCGCAAAAAGAAGCTGGAGAATGACGTGATAGTTGCGGCGGGTGAACTGAGAATGGATGAAAATGGAAATGTCACGTATAACATGCTCAGTGGCACATATATGCACCCTCTGATGACATCCCGGGGTGCACATTCCAATATGGAAAAGTTTTACAAACAGCTCATCCCGCAAGTGCTGATGAAGCAGAACCCATTCATTAAGCGCGCAAACTTCAACTCTACAAATATGGTGACACCACTCATGTCAAAAAAGAGAGTTACTCTTGCACAACTGAAGAATGCAGGCGTTCAGGTTGTGCAGCTTGGATAATTTTGTGAGTCCATAACAATAAATGAATTCAGTTTTGAAAGAGGTGGTGAACTATTCTAAAAAGCGCTTCAGTAAAAACAATCCAGTGAAGAATATTGGTAATCTGTCGGAAATAATGTCGAACAATAAGATTTCTAATGCGGCTGGTCGCAAATTTATAATCGACCCAACACACCTCAGAGTCAACGCTGTCAAGAACCAACTCGGACGGACCAACTCGGGTGTCTTTCTTTACATGATTTATTACAACACACTATCTGGAAAGTTTACGACTCAGTTTATCCGACCAAACCCAGTATTTGAATATGGAACTAAACACTTCCAGATGCGTCGAAAGAATCTGGAAAATGACGTGATAGTTGCTTCTGGCGAGCTTAATATAGACGCCAGTGGAAATGTTGTGTATAACATGCTGAGCGGTACATATATGCTGAAAATTCTGATGTTCTATACATCTGACCCAAAGCCTTATAACCGGAACACGATGGAAAAGTTTTACAAAGATCTCATCCCGCGAGTGCTAAAGGCTCAGAACCCATTCATCAAGAAGGTTACATATGAAGATACAGATATGGTTAACCCGATTCTTAAAAAGAAGGTTACTCTTCAAGAGTTGAAAAACTCAGGGGTTCAGATGACTGAAATTAAGAGGTCTTCCCGGTAGTGAAGCGCTTGATGATCATGAAGATGATTGCGGCAACCAGAACCATCAGAACCGAGCCCATTGGGGTACCCGATACCTGAGGCAGAAACTGCTGTACCTTCTCCTGAACCTGTGGAGAAAATGCAACAACTGCAGCAATGCCTGCAACGCCAGCCTGCATCTGATCATCCGTAAGACCGAATGGATTCTTAGATGAAACATCCGCGGTCGCCACCTTCTCAACCGCCTTGGCCTCTTTAGCAACCTCTGGACGTCTCATATAAGACTCGCGCTGTGGTGCTTGATCCTGAATAATCTCATCATCAAACTCTGCACCCATAACATCCTGAAGAGGTGTCGAAAACTCCATATCTACTTTAG